ATGCCATTCACCGCTATTATCCCAACCCATACCATCAATAAATTGGTTTTCTAAATGTTCTTTGAGGAATTGGGGGGAACAACCTACTATGTCAAAAGTTTTGTTTTTTTTAGTGATGTTATGAATTTTCAAGTATTTCCACAATCTACACCTCATTCTATTAGTCAAATTAAAAACAGGGTCAACTTCTCTTCGTTCTTTTCTTTGTTCTTGTTTTCTTGGTTTATAATTTTTACGGTATTCTTTTCTTTTTTCCGGATTTTTATCTAACCAAGATTTTTTCATTTGTTTAACTTTATCAGGATTTTCTTCTTGATATCTCCTATTGCGGTCATAAACCCATTCAGGATTTTTTTTCCTCCAATTTTTAGTTAATTCTAAAACTTTTTCAGGATTTTCTTTCCTATATTTTTGACTTCGTTCATTATTACATTTTTTACAACAATATAATAACCCATCATCAGATGTTTTTGAATTACCAAATTCACAAACTTTTTTATCTTCTTTACATTTACTACAAACTTTCGTTTCCATTTTTAATATAATCTTTTAATAATTTATTAACAAGGGAAGATAAATTTATAGATTTATCCTTAAAGTATTGTGGTAATTCAGGATCAACAGACACTGCCAATTTTACTTTCTTTTTTTCTTCTTCAACTTTTCTTCTCCCCATATTAATAAATATCAGTAAATCATTAAAAAGTATAATTATTTATATTTTTTATTCGTTAATGTCATCAGTAGATTCGTCCAAAGAATAATCCGAATACCCCAATCTTGTTTCCCAATAATCTGAATATTCTTTTTTATATTTATCTAAAGCTTCTTTTGTATCCGCAATATATCCGTGTGGTACGGCAATTATCTTACCATCTTTAAAAGCAATTCCATTTACGTGGTTCTTTAAAATAGAAATTTTGGTTCTAATTGCGAACGACACTTTTCTCCCATTTTTAGTTGCGTCAATATGACTAATACCGGCCTTTTTCTGATTACCAAATAAAAAAACTAAACTACTTGCCAACCATACCGCTTCACCACCCTTGCTCTTGATTTCAGGTTGACCAAATGCGTTATCAGGAAGAAGAACCCATGGTTGGTTAACTATAACTAAAGTATTGTAATATGGGTAATCTTCTTTTTTAGATTTTGATATACGAGAATGGATTCCCATCCCGATTTTATCTGCCAACACTTTGGCATTAAACATACCCCCTCCGGCACCATTAAATGTCATACGGCAAGGAATACTTCCAACGGAGTCCCATAAAAATAATACATTATAAGGGATATCCCCCTTTTCTTGAGCGTCAAGGATATCGTTAATAAAATCCGTCGCTTCTTCTATGACATCAAATGAGTCGTTAAATATGAACATTCCGTCATACTCACCATCTTCATTTTTTTCGGCTTGTAACCCCAATTCAATAGCATGAGGCCAATTCCATTTTTTTTCTGTTATAATAAAAACAGGTAAGTGCCCCTTTTTCTGAGCATCCGCAGCTGCCAATATCATTGCGGTTGTTTTTGACGCATTACTATGTCCCAAGAACATATTTATACCCCCCATTACAGGTCCAGGTAAACCGCAAGCTCCCATAAACGCTTCTCCACAATTATAAAAACTTTCTGGTTTATATTTTGTTTTTGTTGAGTACTTACCTTTGATTACATCCAAAGATATTTCTTTCTTTTTAATCGCCATAATTAATTTGTTTGTTTTGTTTAAAGATAAAAAAAGGTAGTGACTTTGTAAATCACTACCTACACTATAGGTTCTTTTTTTTAGAACGGTAATTCTTCATCAATCGCCTCATTTACTTGAGGATCAACAACAGGTGCTGGTGTTGATTTAGAACCTCCGATGGAAGTTTCTGCAACCTCATCATTAGAATAAACAAATCCACCTTTGTCAGAATCCCATCTTGGAGTTTCTCCACGAGAAATTGCTTCAAGGTATTCCACAGGTTTTTTAGAGTATACATCCTCCCAAGTTAATTCATCATTAACCCATTCAGTCATTGTTTCAGCATCTTCGTGAAGTGGTGCCGGATCATCATACATTACAGTTTGGATTACGGTATACACAGATCCTGTGTTAGTTTTCGCCTTTGTCAACTCCAAAATCAAATCTCTACCTTTATCGGCATCGGTAACATCACCTTTTGCTTTCCAAATAGGAATAATTTTGTCAAGAATACCTTCTTGTTTGTAATTGTGTTTAAATCTCCAAAATTTAACACCGTCTTGTTCGTTGTCACGATCAACAACTTTCACAATATAAAATTTACGAGCTTTGTATTGTTTGGCGATTTCCTTATCGGAATCCTTACCTGTTGACATCAAATCATCGTGAACTTCATTTAATGGTGAACGCTCATTGTCGTTTTTACCTGGATCATAAAGTTTAACCCATTTCCCATCAACTTTAATCTCGTGGAACCATACCTCTTTAAAAGGTGAAGAACCATCAGGTGTTGGTAGGATTCTTAGTCGTTTCTGACCTTGTTTTTCACTGTCTTTAAGAATTGCAGCAAAATATTTTTTCATTCTTTCATCCGAAGACATTTTTGAGGTGTTAGAAGAACCACCTTGTTTTGAGTTCTCGTATTGAGCCAAAACTGCATCTAAAACATTGTTTGTTGTCGCCATATATTTGTGTTATTAAAAGTTTACAATAGAAAGTATAAATATAAAAAGTGTCGCAGTCAATATGTATGTGAAAATTAAAAGAAGGACATTGATGCCCTTCCCTTAATTAAGGCATCATATCTTCGTCATCGTAAGTATTAAAAGTGTCTTGTATTTGTTTTGGTGAAAAATCTTCAACCTCATCTTTAGTTAAGATATATTCTTCTCTACCTTGTTTTTCAAACTGATCTTCTTTGTCTTCAAAATAATCAGATAGTTTTTGGTTAAAAGGTCCGGAATCTAAACTTCTTAATTCAAGTTTTTCTTCAGGAGTTTTAGGTCTAAATTTTTCAATTTTTTGTTCCAATGAATTAACCGCATTCATTAAGTTATCCATTTCACCCAATCTACTTTCCAAATTTTCAAGTTGTTTGAATAGGGTGTCAAAATATTCCTCTTGTTTTGTTTCAATATTTTTTTGTGAATTAACTAAATCAGTAATTTCAAGTTCTTCTTTATCGTCCTCATCTTTACCTACTTCTTCAACATCAGGATCTTGAGATACATCAATTGGTTCAGGTGCAGTACCTGCTTCAGGTGCCGGTGGTGGAGGTAAAGCTCCGGGTGCTGGCGGTGTTTCCATTCCTGGTTCAGGTGGTAATCCCGCGTCAGGTAATGGTGGAAGTGCTGCCGGATCCGGCTCAACGGGAGCCTCTTGTTCCATTATGTAATTATTAATTGAGTTATATCTATTAATTTCTTCCAATATTTTTTTGTCTATTTTCATATTAACCGTTTAATAATTGTTTTATACCTGTTTTGGTTTCAACTTGGATTTTTTTATTTGTGTTCATCGTGTTGTCAACTCGTTCAATTAAACCATCTTTCATTCTAAGGGTGTAACAATCTCCAGTATCTAAATCACAAACTTCTTTATAACCATTCCCTTTATCTTTTTCCGTAACTCTTGTGTTTTTACCCAAGTAGTTATCCAAAATTAATTTAGTATTATTCATATCTATTTTTATTTATAAATATCATAACATTCCAAAAAATTAAAGTATTGAGTTAATTTGTCCATATTGCTCAATATTACTTTTTGTTGTTATAATTGTAATTTATTTTACCCACCTTTTTGAAGGATACTATAGTATTCAGTATACGAATCACCAAAAAGTTTTTCTAATTTTTTCTGATCTTGTTCAATTAATCTATCAAACAGTTTTTCGGTTTCATTAGTTGGGTAATTGTTCATATAAAATTTAGAAAACGCTTTTCCATATTTAGTTTGATTAGTAGTGTTGTTATTTCCAGATGTGTAATTTTTTATATCACCTAATTTAGGTCCAAATTTTTCAATCATAAAAATAACAAACTTATCAAAAGATGGGAACACCGCCAAAGGAATGTTTTTAGTATTACAATAATACTTACCTTCAAAATAAACATTTGAACCACCATAATTTGTAATTAAAGGTACTAATCCATAATTGTTACCATAAGTTTTAAAAACATCGGATGGTTTTGTTGCAACAACCATAATACTATAAATTAATGAACCCAAAATTATTGAATCCTCATTATTATAATTCTTGTTTTCTCTAACTAATTTATTTATAATATTAACAACATCATTTTTATTAATTGGTTCCGTTGTTAAATTTTCGGCGTTTACATAATTCCTATACGCTTCATCTAATAATCCGGAACAAGCTTGATTCACATTAAGTGTTGTGTAATTCTCACTAACATTACCCATTTTATTCGCCATTTGAGACAAAACATTTAAAGATTGGTTTTCTTTAGTTCCTTCATTTTGTTTAATTCTTTCTCGGATATCTTGTAATATTTTAGTACTAATTGATTGTATAAAACTTTCAATTTTAGGTATACTATAAAAAGGTTGTCTTTGTCCTTCAAAAGTTGTGTCAAACCCATTTTCAGAAATTCTATGAGCCACTTTGGTTATCATATATGGACCACTAAATAATGGAACATTTCTTAAGTTAAAATACATCATAGGTTGTATCAACGCATTACCCATCATATCAATACTACATTTATAACTTCTATTTTTATAAACATTATATAATGAAACACTCTGCGTGTAACTTCCTCTATTTCTAGACTGATTAGCCATTTGGTTTAAAACTTCTAAAGATTCGGTAGTTGGTAATCCCGGATCTTGAGAAATGTCAAGTTGTTTAAATATCTGTTGATTTTGTGGTCCAATATCCACATTGAAACCAACAACTTTATTTGATGTTGACCAATCTGTTTTATTTTCTTGACTCTCTACCAATGGATTGTCAGTCGCTCTTCTTAAATCAAAAGCATCGTCTCTATATCTATAATCAACATTATCGTTAATTTCCAAATGTTCACTTGGTTTATTAGCATAGAAACAAACAAATTTTGATGTGGTTTCCCTATAATCAACATTTAAATAAGTCCCAAATAAACTATTTGCAAATTCTAAACTACCTTCAGGTCTTGGTGTAGCATTTTTACTCACATCTTTAATGTTGTAAAAATTTGCAAATGCGGGAATTACAAAACTCACAAAATTATTTTGAGTTAGTATTGTGTTTATAGTGTCCAACATTCTATTTGTTGCAAGTGAGCTATCTATTAAAGTTTTTAATTCAAAAATATCAACATATATTTGTTGTCCAACATCTCTACTCGCTCTGTCCATTAAAAGAACATCTTCAAATAAAGTTTTGTTTTTAAAATCAGTTCCTGAAATCCAAGTATCGTTAATACTTTTAAATAAGTCCCACAATTCGTATCTAGTTTGTTCCCCCTCGTAATCGGCTCTAACTTTAGAGTTTGTCTGACTAATATTAACATTAGGAAGTTCTTTCCTCAATTTAGTCATTTCTAAATCCAATAAAGTATTAATATATGTGTTACTTTTGTTAATGTAACTGTCCATTAAATTTTTGAATTTGGTTGAATTGAAATTACTATCTTCCAACTTTTGGGTTGCGTATATTTTAATTAATGGTGATAATCTTTTAATTGAGTTATCGGTGAACTCAATATTCATATCCAAAAAGAAGTCGGTTATATATGAACCATTATCATCATATACTAATTCAGGTATTTCTGAAAAACCAACATATGTTTCCAAAGTTTTCCAAGTTTCAGGATTTTGTGTTTTAGATTGTAATAAAGTTATTGTCCCACCGGCACTTGGTAAACTATTTGGTGAACCAACATTATACCCTTGGAAACTATACGGATCAATTATGATTTGATTTGAATACGAATAGAATAATTTTTTATCAAAATTTGATGGGTTACCATATTTCATAGTAACTTTATATTCCATAAAAGAACCTAACACTTGTTGGAAATTTTTAACTTGTGATTCCTGAATTTCATTAATAGTTACCGATCCGTTTACATTATCTTTTGGTTTTGGCACCTTCATTAAAGATCTCATCAAGGATTGGAAATTATTATTAGTAATTTCATTTGTGGTGTCAGTACCAAGAGTTGGTTTTATATTTGTGTTGTAATTATATACTGAACGACTAAAATTTAAAAACTCGTTCTCCATTATATCTAAAATATCTTTTTCAAATGTTGTAAATAATTCACTAATTTTTGAATATTCTGATGTCACCCCACTAATTGAAAACGCTTGTTGTATTTCCTCATTATTTTTTATATGTTTCAAATAACTATTTGGTAATGGTTTTGATAACTTATCATTGTCAAAATATCCATAATTCGGTGCTTTCCAAAACAATCTTACTGAACCATTATAAACTGCGGGGTTGTTAACAACTTCTGTCACCAAATCACCATTAGTTTTAAAACACTCGTCTTTAGTTTGATTTACCGAAGAACCAAATGACGGCATCGGATATATATTGTTACCATCTGATGTCTCAACAAAACAACTCCAAGATTTTAAATTTAATGATCTATTTGAGTTTCCTGAATCAAATCCAGGTAAACCGTTTATTGTGGATCCTGCGGCTGATTTTAAATATAATTTTCCATTATTTAAAACTGTTTGTATTTCACTATTTGAGTATGACTGTGCCGGTGGATTGGTAACAAAAAAGTTAATTGCGGTTGTTGCGGTTTGAGGCATATTTATACCATACACCCCCACACCACCAATAGTACCACTTGTTTGTCCTGTGATTGTCGTTCCTAAAGTAATATTAGTTCCCGATAAAATAGCACCGCTAAATAAATCATTCCCACTAACACTAATAACAGTTAATACATTTCCAGATATTGTTGTAGCACCACTAATTTGTACTTGTGTTTCAAATACTCGTCTTCCTTGTAAAAACACATTAAAATCATCAATTAACTTGGGATAGAACCCTGTGTTAATTCTTGTTTGTGAATTTACCCCATTAGTAATAGTATCTTGTAATACGATGTTTTGGGGAACTCCATCAATAACTAATGAATAGGTTTTGGTAACCGCACTATTTCCTGGGTCATAATTGTCCGAATAATTAAAGTCAGTCCAAACATCATCAAGAATATCCACACCATCTTTAATCCAAGTTTTGTATCTGTTCCAAATAGAACCATACTTCAATATCCAAGCATATGGTATTCTATGAATTCCCCCATATTTTTTAAATGTTGAGATAATATAATCCAAATCAGATGAACTACCATCATTATCTTCTTTATATTTTTCTCGTAGTGTTGCCAATGGTAAACTATTCAAAAATAAATAAGATGCAGATTTGAATGGGTATAAATTATTTGTGTATCTAAAATCGTAAACACCTTTTTGTATTGCATTGATAAAATAGGGAGTATTTAAAATTGAGGTTGTTTGTTCTGAAGTTAATTTATTAGTGTAGTCAAAATATGAAAGATTACCTTCAGTGGTATATTGTTCAGTTATTTTTCTTGTCTTATAAAAAGTTTTTAAATCCGATAAATTAATAGTTTGTCCAAATGTCCCACTTTTATTTGATTTATAATTAAAACTAGTTACAGGTTGTTTATCTTTTGAGTTTACAACATCATCATAATTTGTAATACTTTTTATTATCGTATTATATTCTAAAACCTGATTAGTTTTAAATACATCTTCTTTTTTCTGAATACCCTTTCCTCCCGCTAAATAATTATTTACCCAACCTAAATTAGTTATTGGGTATGTATCGGTAAAATCAAAATTTTCAACAATATTCTTATTACCAAAATAATCTTTAGCCGGAGCATTATCTTTAATTGATATTAATGGTTGTGATTTTTCATTGGTTAGGATATCTTGATTATATAACTTGAATGATGTGTTAATATCATTTTTAATATACGAAGTATTAAACTCTCCTCTAATATAGTTTTGCCAAGATTCTCCCGTGCCACCATTTGATATGTGTTTTAAAAATGATAAATAAACCCCCGAATTTAAATCATACTCTTTTAATTTTTTAGTTAAAAATGGATTATCATTACCTAACGATTGTAACATATTTAATACTTCCGCTTCGGAATAGTATTCTGACATATTATTCAATTTGTTAGAATCCCTACTTAATTTACTGTAAAATGAATTAAGTAATAATCGTTCATATATCTCGTAGAAAAATTTAACTTCTTCCACATTTTGATACACTTGATTATTGATTGGAAATTCAATCGCATTAAAACTTAACCTATTTGGTTTAAGTAATAAATTGTTAGTGTCCGTTGGGAATTTTGTAGGTACTTTTCTTTCGTAAGTCGCTTTTATAAATTCCTCAACAAATTCCACCTCCGGCCATATTTCAGGTTGATAAGCCCTAATTTTAGTCGCAATACTTGTATCCCCAGGATATTTTAATTCATATCTTTCACCTTCTTTTAGATTGTTTTCAACAATGACTTGAGGCCAAGGATATATCGGTGTTTCTTCAACTGTTAAGTTTTTTAAGTCAACACTACTAGTTGATAACACCGCATCTTTTCTATTAGCATCATCCCTTAAATCCCAAGCTTTAGTGTGAACCTCATCAAGTAATCTTAAAAACGCTTCACCTTGAGCGAAGAAAACCGCCAAGACATTTCTTATTGTTGGTGAAAAACCTATACCTCCTTCACTAGCACTTTTACTTATATTTAAAACTAAATCTTTAGTAAGTTGCTCTTCTATTGCCTGTTTTTTAGTTTGATAATTTTCTCTAATCGTCGTTATTTTATCGGTAAAAGATGACTTTCCTTTAAAAAAGAATTTTAGTGATGAATCAAATTGTGACCTATATGTTGTTTCAATTGATGTAAATTCGTTACTAGGTTGTTTACCAGTTCTTAACGAATATGTTTTTCTGTAATCTATCCCATCAGAATTTGTTGTATAATAAAAAGTGCTAGTTTTTTTTTGTATATCAACAAAAATGTCCACAGGTATACTATTTGGTTTTCCTTCACCAAAAACCGAATTACTGTTTAATAAGTTGTTATTTGATTTAACAATTTTTGATAATTCAGACAACGCTTCTTGTTGTTTTTCTAAATATTCTTTTTTAAATTGATAAATAATATATCCATCTTTTTGACCCGGAGATGTTTTTGTGACAAATGGATTTTTTGTATCCAAATATTTGTTAAACCAAGAATAAGATTCACTAGATGAATACAGGAGAACCTCACTTTCATACTTGTCCAATACTTTTGCATAATCGTCAATACTATTTAACACATCCGTGTTAGTTTTTGGGTATTGATCAATTATATTTTTTAAAAAGGTGTTTAAATTTATTTGTAACTCTTGAATTGTTATTTCAGGGAAATTATCTGATATTAATCCTTTAGATTTATACTCGGCATATAATTCTTTCATTTTAGCATAACCCTTACTAGACCATCCACTAACAACTTTATCGTTTTTATTTCCATTTCCTGTTGTTGTTTGTGGTATTGTTTCAATTGCCGATTGGAACATTAGTGGTGTTGACATCATCTCCTGCCAATTAATGTAGGCTAAAATACTATATTTGTATGTATACATTTTTAATTGTATTCTAAAATTACCACTACTTGGATCAAAACTAGCGGTAAAGTTTTGTAACATAAGTGGTAATCTAACTGCTTTACCTAAATAACCTTTTAATGTTAAATAAAATAATGGATATGGTAGTTGGAAAAATGCTGCGTATGGTGAGTTACCTCCGGCTTCAAATAACGCTCTACCTTTAACATCTTCCATTGTTATATCTATAACAGGTAAGAAGTCGGTACCGTATGAGACATTTATTTGAGTGATGCCCAACATTCCTGTATCAGTTGCACCTACGTCTCCATTAGATAATGTTTCTTGTCTATAGAAATAGTCATTACTTTGATTAGGGTTTGTTACCTTATCAATTCTTTGTTGGTTTATTCCTTTACCTTGTAATGTATCTTGTCCTGTTATTTCATCAGTATATGAAGTATCTAAAAAATTTTTTTCTCCGGGATTCAAAAAATTAATTTTACCCACAGATATTGTTCTAATAGTATCATTCAATGGAACTCCGATAGCCAATTTTGTTCTAGGTAATACAGAACATTCCAAATTAGCATAAAATACTAAATCTTCTTGATTAATAAGTCGTTCACTAGCCCTTCCGTTTTGATCAACGACTTTATTTGGATCAATTACCGATATGTTTTGGTAATCAAATTCTACCAATATGTTTTCTCCGTTATCTACCATAGTAGAAAAAATGTGTTTCTAATGTTGATTTATAGTCCTGTAATGAAGTTAGTAAAGGATACGGTATTGTCAATATAGCGGCGTCGGGTATGTTGAACTCAAATCCTGTAAATTGTGGGTTTGCTAACATAATTAACCACCCAAAGAGTGGTGATCCATAAAATTGTTGAGATACTTTATCCAATCTTGATGTTCCGACTTTATAGATATATGTTTTATCAGAAGTTTTATCAGGTAATTCCACATACGGAACAACTGTTTGTTGTCCGTTTTGTAAAAATTGGTTATATCTGTTATAATATTGTAAAGCCATAATTAAGTGAAAGTTACTTTTCCATTATATGTTTTATTATTCGTGTTTACATTCACATCTAAATATAAATCCTTTAATCTATTTTTCTTTTGTAGATTATTCCCAACTTTATCTGTGGTGTATCCTACTTTAGTGTCAAACTCGGTAATTTCATATTTTTCATATGTTTGGTAATCACTACCTTTCATTAAATCATCAAAGAATTTTAATTCCGCGTCGTGCTCTTCTTTACATTTTACCTTAAAATCGTTTGATAATTTTTCAATACCTTTAACCAATAGTGGGTTTTTATCTATTTTAGGTCCTGACGTTAAATTTTTGACAAACGCATTAAATTTATTATCATCTAAAAATATTGGTGACATTGTCATATAAAATCGTCTGCTTGCGGTTTCATCACCAAATCCTGCAAACGCTTTAGTAATTGGATCAAAATTATTATCATTATAGTTAATCTTTTTTAATATACCATCATCCAATATTTTATTATAATTCGCTAATTTATTCCCAACTGAAGTTGGGTTCGCATCTATATACACTTTAATGATATTATTAATATTATCACCAGTTAATGTATACACTTTATATTCCCCAGTACCCAATTTAATACCGTCCAATTTATCACAAACAACATCCATTTTTCTCAAAGTATAATTATACTTTTCTTGGTATGAAGTCATAGTGTTAACCGGTCCAATAACTATGTTATTTATTTCGGACTCCATTTTACTAACTTCTTCTTCTAATTTAGCCCTTAACTCTCTTGATTGAGAATTAAGAACATCATAAATTTTAGAATCTTTATCAATAAAATATGAAATCGGATCTTTATCATTTTTAACATCAGATAAAGTATCTTTAATTAACTTACTAACATTTTTTTCAATTTCCAATGATCTACCATATAAAGGTATATCATCCAAAGATGTTTCGTATTGATTTAACTCACCATTATCAAATTTTCTATCACTACTAACTAATCCTACAATACCCATATTAGTAGTATTTGTTATTGTTTTAAGTTGGTTTGTTATTGTTGTGAAATAATTTTTAGTTCCTTCCGACAATTCTTTAATTAATGTGGCGTAATTCATATCACCTTCTTCAACCTCATTCTTATTTACATATTTTGCCGATAATATTGTCCCAATAGTTCCCCCCCCTTTTTGTGGTTGTTGGTTTGAAATATCGTTTACTCCTACTGTCGGTGTTGCTGTTCCCGCACCTTTAACTATTTTAGCAACCATTTCTTTCGCCTTTTCTGAATCACTTTCCGTTGATACAGATCTTTCATCATATATTTCGGTATTACCATAATAGTTAAACGATAATGCGTTTTGTAATTGTTTTACAGGTCCCGCTAAACCGTGCCCACCAATGAAATCAAACCCTAATGATATTTTTGCCAACATTGGTTGTACGCCAATACCTTCAGGATTCATATCAAAAACTAATGGATCATATTGTATTCCTAATGAATTAGGTATTATTTTAGTATTGTAAAAATCACCAATTCTCAACACCAAGACAGGAGGTGCTCCAAATGCCGTGTTTTTAGCGTCATTATACTTTGGTTGTCCATCAGGTCCAATTACAGGGATTGTTTGTCCAGGTCTCATACATTGTTGTAAGAATGTAAGTCTAGAATTTAATCCTTCAGGTGTGATTGAGTGAAAAGCCGGTGTAAAATACTTTACCTTATCCTTAATACTTTCAAATATCATTGGATCACTTTCTTTTATTAAATCAAAATAATCACATTCAGAGAATAAATGTCTTAATATTTTTTTAGAAATACCATCTTTCAGTTTTTTAATTGGATCTGGCTTTTCAATTATTTTAAGTGGTGGTATATTAACTGTTGTATTTCCATTAGTGTTTGGTAATACTATTGGTTCGGTTATTACTTCGTCAATTTCTTCAGGTTTAGGTTCTTGAACATACGTCGCAAGAATAGATGCGATTCTAACTTTTCTACAAGCCATTGCCGGAACTGAATACCATTCACCGCCATAATTATTAATTTTAGCCGTTGTGGGCGTTGCACCATCCACAATATTTTTACGACAATCAATTGTAAAGTTCGTACCATCTTTAGATTTTGGAGAAACATTAGTTTCTTCTCCTGAACCTATCGCCTTCACTATTAATTTACCTTCATCAAAAAACTTTTGGAAACTCTCACCACCAACATTTTGTTTTTTAAACCATTTAAGAACTGAATCAATTCTTCTATCTGAAAGATATTGATTATATGTTGGTGCTTGTATTGGAGATGCGGAACCTTGTAACTCTATTGTTATGGTTCCTTTTTTATCAACAATAAATTCTTTAATTTTAACTAATAAATTGTTATTAATGTAATTAAAATTATCAATAACAACATTATCAAAGAACTGTTGAACTCCTTCCTTCAGAAACGGTTCAGTTGTTCCTGAAACAAAACATTTTGCAGGAACATTAGTTTTATATTTTATATTTCTTAATCCTATGTAAAAATTATAATATTGTTCATAATCCCAATTCTGATTAAGTCCTAATGTCTCATATTCGTTAGATGCAGGTCCAGCAATTTTCCACTCCGCAGGATCTGAAGGATTTTTAATAACACTACTTGGATTATAAAACGGAGAATCGTTTTCAAAATAAAATGCATAATCTTTAAAATTATCATTCAATTCAGTAAAACTAATTGTTTCCTCAACATTAGAACCTTTTTTAACATCTTTTGAATTTTTTACCGATTCGGCATTATCGCTATCTGTACTATTAAGCTTTGAATTATCCACAGAAATATTTGATATTATAATTTCTTTTTCTTCCTCCGTTTTTGTTGGATCATTTAAAAGTTGTTGGTAAGTATATAATTCAGAAGTTGGTATTGTATTAAACTTTAACGCTAAATCATATATATCATATTTTACACAACCCGCAAAGAATGAATCCATTATTGAATTAATTTCTTGTGGTGTTCTAGTTTTAAGTTGTTCTCTAACAATTGTATTCATAACCGATGGGTGATCAACAATTATTGTCCAACTTAATGTTCCTGACCTTGAACTATTTTTATATGTGTAAACAGGTTCGGGTCTACCTAAAAATGACGTTGGGTTCCAACTCGCCTTACTATCTTCACTAAATGTTATGTTATATGGTGGAAACCACATAACTCTACCCCCATTTGATCCTTTTTCACAAACAGGTAAATCATCATATCTAAATCCCGGTTCACTTGATGTCCTCCAAGCCAAATTTTCAAGTGAGAACATATATTTTTTAACTTTATTATCAACAATATTAGTTGATCCAGGATTTCTTAACGGAGCAATATTTAAATTAAAAGTATTATCCAACACTGAATTATTAAATCTTCTTCCTGAAGTGGTAATACCATCAGTTTTTTGTAAATCGGCATATGTATAATATGGTGTGTCTTTTTGGAAGATTCTACAATACTCTCTACCAACTTCAAACCCACTCTCGCCAATTACATTACTCCCCGTACTTGAGTCGTAATACGCAATTACTTGTGAACCTTTTGTTAATTCTTTATAACCATCGTTAAACACTTTTGAAACTTGACTTATTGCGTTACCAACGTGTTTAAGTCGTTTTGCCCCTTGAACATTGTCCGCAGCATCAATAATTCTTTGAGTGTTGTCTAATATAGAACCCCCTTTAAATGGAACATCAATTGATTGATTTTGACTATATTGAGCTTCTATTATATTAAATTCAGTGTCTTGTTGAAATGTTTCCCCACCTTTACCAACTTTAAAACCTGCGTTAGGCCTATATTTTGGTGATGTCCAAACAAATCTACCGTCAATACCATCACCATCGTTATGCGATTTTGCCGCTAAACCAAAATTAAGTTTACCTTCATTACCCTCATATAATTTACCTAATTCATCAGGTCCATAAACAATCGTTGCTTGTTGTTTACCAAATCTATCGGTAGCAACTTCATTTGACGGACTTGTTATTAATCCTGGTTCCGCATTTTCACTCCCGACATAATACCCCCCTCCCCCGTTATCTCCGTTAAATAGGTTGTTGATTGCTTGTGACACCCCTTGTATAAGGTTTTTCTTATATGTAGGTCGGTATAAGTTATAATTTAAATTACCAAATAATATTGATTGTTGTCCGTTTCCTGTATTCGCTAAAAATATTTCAGAAGGGTTTCTAGTTTTGTTTAAAATACCACCTAAAGCACCTCCCGTTAAATTATTTAAAACATTTAAACCACCCGAAACATTTGCTTCAGGATTGTTTTCATCAAAATAATCTCCGGGAATAAATGACACAGGAAAATATGTTCCCGATAATCTATTTGCAAATGAAACTGCGGCTAATAAAGGGTTTTCAGGGACGGTAATCTTCCAATTCTTTATAAAGAATGGTTGTTGTCCTGACGCTAATAAACTCGCACTGAAAGGGTCTGATAATGTATCAAGATTAAGTGAACCAATAGTTAATTGTTCTAATTCGGCAGCAATTCTATCTTCAAAATATCCTTTAAGTTGTGTTGCACCAATTTTAGCGAGATACGAATCTTGAGATAAAGTTCCGTTTGAACCATTTGGGTTACTACTTGTTAAAATTTCATATGGACTATAAAATGATGGGACAAATATTGATGGATCCCAATATGGGAGATATAATTTATTTGATGTAACAATATCGGTAATGATGTATAAATCCTTATATCCACCTTCAGGACCGTATTTGTTTTGGATATATGCCGCATCAATATAAAATTCGTTAACTAAATCTAATATTGTGTCGTTTGGATCATAAGGACCCTTATTTGATTCAACAGGATAAGGAGCCCCAGGTATAGAATATTTACCAATAAAACCACCATCAGGTCCGTATTCGTTTAACGGATAAAGTTGTTGGGCAAATTGATTGGTTGAGATATATGTGTCGGGAGAATCAATAACATTACTGTTATTAAGTGGTGATACTTCATATGTAACATTTCCCGCAGGGGGTGTATACACACCTTGTACTTGATAAGGTGCTAAATTTCTAGCAATTAAACTATTTCTAAATGTAGATGATGAAGCAAATGATAATACACTCTCTGACATATTTTATCTTTTTCTATAAATACCTAAAAAGTATTTTTTAAATTACCTTTATTTTTAGGATGTCAATCCATTATTAACTTTCCCTGCTGCGGTTACCATTGCAAGGGCGTTTTGGGAGTTTTGAGTATATTCTTTTAATATTCGTTCAACTTCAGTTGAAGTCACATAACTCGGTAAATTAGAGAAGTTGAATGTATGTGTCATATTAACTTCATTTGATGCCATATTTGATGATGTATTACTATTTTTAGAACCGTCAATGTTAGTTCCTCCAGCCATAACCAATTTATCTTGGGGTAATGTTCTAATCTCAAAGTCATTAACTGAAATTGAGCCATTGACAGTATTATTCACATAACTAGTGATTTGACCCCCTAATGTCGTTAACATATCGTTAAGACCTTTAAGCCCTCCCTCTAAATCAATACCATATTCTTTAAGTCCCTTATTTACATCGTCAGGAGTTTTCCTAACTTCGTTTACTGTCGGAGTTTTTCCTTTAACGGCTTTTGTCATCGAACCTAACCCCTTTTTATACAATTCTTGAGTACCTTTATAACTACCCGCACCATATTGGAGTGTTGTTAAAAATTTATCAATAGATGAATTCAATTTCTTTTGTTCACTTAACTGATCAAATGCAATTTCTTCCATTGATTTACCTTGTAATTCCTGCGATTTTTTTAAATTTTCAATATCATCAGTTTTCAAGTCACCAACTGCCTTTGTAATATATTCACCCGTCCATTCTTGTTCGCCTTTCTCGTTTGTCTTCATCTCTTGAATCTTGACTTCGGCAACACCCCCTTTATTAAATTGAGCCATAGTCGCAACAAGTTCTCTATCTTCATCTTTAACATCAGGTGAAAACTTAATTTGTTTAAGTTTCATATCAAAATTAGCGGCGTTTAATGCCATTTTTTGAAACTCCCCTCCTGTCATTCCTAAAGCTTCACCAACTTCCTTCATTCTCCTTTTAGCTCCGGGAAGTATTTCAAATGATTTGGTTTGTTCATTAAAACGAGTAAAATCTTTTGACATATTAACAATTTGATTTTGTAACTCTGTAGGATCGTTTTGTGCCAAATCCATCAATCTTAATGGATCTAATAATTCGCTTGATGCAACACCTAATCTTTGTAATGAAGCCGCTAAATCAATAGCTCCATCGGGATTAAACACTTTTGCGGTTACCTCAAAAACTTTTTCCATATCAATCCCCAATCTTGACGCTTGTGCCGCCATTTTTGCTAAACCTTTTACACCTCCCTCAAAATTATAAAGATTCATTTTGCCAAGATTCTTAACAACCCCAGCAGATACTGAAGAAACGGTAACTCCCGCTTGATTTGCAATTTTAGCAACATCAACCATTCTATCACCAACCAAACTAATACTGACACCAACACCTCTAAACCCTTCCGCTAATTCTTTTGTTGATACTCCAGTTACTTTAGTTGTTGCTGCTAAATCTTTAATTGATTCTTTACTTAGAATTATGTTGGAGTCAAAGGTATCTATAACATCGTTATATGTGTCAAATACGGTTTTAGCGTCTAAACCCATACCAACAATATCTGGTATCGTGTCCGCAATAACACCGATTAATTCTTCCGATCTTTTACTACCAACACCTAAAGCTTTAACTAAATCAGCAGATTGTTGATCTAACTCTCTAGTTGCATTTAATATCGCCTCAAACCCTACCTTTTCGTTAACTTTTGAAAAAATTCTTTGTAGGATATTCCCACTTCCTGTTAGTAGATTGGTGATTTCAGTAAATGCATCAATACCTTTATATGAAGTTGTTGACGCATTTGATTCTTTCTCTGGTTTAGATCCTTCGGCGAATTTTAACATTATAATATTTTATTAATAAATACAAATTAAGATGTTTTTTTATGTTCTTCAATAATCTTATCAATCAGATATTTTCTAATATAAGTTGGCATTTGTAAAAATTCGGTATAAGATGTTCTTAAAATTTTTGCAAGAATGTAATATTCGTCAAGTAAAAATTTAGCGTGGTTAGAAGAAAGGGCGAAAAAACTCCACCCCAAAAGAAATGTCTACCATTACTTTTTTTCCTGACGGGGCGATTACTTGTTTAGTTAAATCTAATCTTGGTTCATTATCTAACATAAATTTCTTAATATGTTTTGAATCCATAATTGGCATTGTATCCACAAATTTTGAAATAAATCCGATGTCTTCATTTCCATCAACACTAACAATCATTTTGTTTAATCGTATTGTATGTGATGGTGGTATTCTACCCGCAGGGTATTGATCAATAATATCGTCAATTTCAATTAAATCCCTAATAGTTAAAAATTTAAGTTTAACGGAATTACCACTTCTTGGTAATGTTGTTGTTATGTGTCCATTATTGTCAGGTAATACATCAACTTTTTTAATATTTAATTCATCCAATAAGATTGATGTCTCAAATGGTTTATTAGTTTCAGGGTCTTTAATGGATAGGTTATACTCGGGTCCAAATGATGTATTTCTTAAAAAAATCATTAACGCCTCAATATCACCATCTAACATATCTTCAGGTCTCAAATCTGATTCATATACCTTATTCCTTAATAAAGGTAATACAATACTTTCTCTAATTGATTTGTTTGGGTTAATATTTGAAAGGGTGTTTTCGTCAGATGCGGTTAAATAACCAACTTTAACACTTTTCTTTTTTGATTTGTAAAAAATCCCACCTGAAGGTAATTTTACAACATCGTGGGGTAAATTAAACTCCATTTGTCCATATTCGGCAACATTGTTTTCCATAATTTCTTTTTGTTAAAAAGATAATTTAGTTATGGTTTTTGTAAACATAATTCTTTCTTTAGTTCAGATATAATCCATTCAGGTCTTTCAATAATATCTTTTTCCCAATAACGAAGTAATTTTATTCCGTGATTTTGACATAATAAATTTTTATATTCATCATTTTTTTTGGTTAGTTTTTGTGTTTCATATAAAATTTCCGAATGTTTAGTATTTGGGTTACAATGGTAAAAATCCCCATCAACTTCAATTAGTATGTTTTCATTTAATATTTTAAAATCAAACAATCTTTTTTCAAACTCATACTGATATTGGTATTTAACATTTAATAAATTTAACATTGATTCAAACTTAATTTCTAATTTAGTTTTATTGTTAGATTGTTTTGTTTTTAACCATTTAATTCTTTTTTTTGACAACTCTTCTTTTAGTTTAGGGTTTTCTCTAAATCTTTTTTTTTGAGTTTCCGAATTTTTTATTTTAGATTCTTCAGATTTTGGAATACCTTTTAATTTTTCAGATATTCTTTTACCTCTTTCTTTATTGTTCCGTAATTTTTCTTTAATACCCTCAATTTTTTTTATTGTCTCCGGGGTTTTATCTTCCCACCAACCTTTATACTTCCCTTCTTTCCAATTTTTCTTTTGAGTGTCTATAGCTTTTTGATGTGTTTCAGGATTTTTGTGGTAATTATTTTTACCCGGAACTCTATTATGGTGGGATTGTATAAATTTAGAATATCCTTTACCTACCGATATAAAATTAGTTGTTTCATCACATCCACATTCACATTTAGGTTTTACCCCATTTAAAATATAATTAAGATATATCTCTTCTGCGGAGATATTATGTTTCTGAATAGAATGTGATCGTAAAGAATTAATTCCTTCACATTCTTTTTCACATATTTTACAAATAAAAATTCCCATATATATAAATATACAGGAATTTAACAATATTGTCTATGGATAGATGTATTTTAATTGTTGATAAAAAATCAATACACCAATATGCAACGATCCATGCGAAGCGTAGCACTGATGTCCGCCAACGCATCTTGTGAGTAAGACAATGTACCAAAGTTAACATCCGTCATAAATGTTCCCTCTAATATCCACTTCTCAACAACAACACCTGTTGGGTCTAACATCTCAATGTCAACATTTTTTTTGTAACCAGCTGCATAACCCATACGACCTGTTACCGATTCAGCGCACAGACGAACCCACTCCATCAACGCTTGTGCTGCAGATGGTCCAATAGGATCACGGAACTTAACCGTAATTGGATCCCAATTGAATCTACCAGCAACGAATGTTGAAGTATTTAGGAATTGTATTTCAGTTGAATTGACTTTGATAGATGGTCTAGATGCACTTTCAACGAACCATTCATTTATACCCAATGAAGATGGGAATCTTATAATAAATCGGTTCTGTCTTTTCGGTTCGTAAGGAACTGGCATTTTCATTAACAAATCAGCCATAATTTTTTTCTTTTAAGTTTTTGTTTATTTTATATATAAATATATCGTTGTAAAATTTTTTCTGTTTACTTTGATTTAATTTTTAATATTGTTCTCTTAACTAGTCCCTCTAGCATAGTTTTTTCATCATCTTTAGTATGATAAGTTCTTAATATATTATCTGGTTTCTTTTCAAAATGTTTTTTCATTACATCAACATTTCTTATATCATCATCTGAAAAACCTACCATAGGCATTACCGGAACAAAATTATTACTAATATCATTTATAAGTTGATATTCTTTTTTCTGTAATCTGAATGACATTCTTTTAACATAGTTAATAAATTCTTCCATCGCTCTAACTTTCCCTTCTTCCGGGTTGGTTGCGGAACCTTCCCCAAAACTTACAGGATAAAATTTACATCTATCAAGATAATCCCTAATTAACCAATTTTCATCGGTAACCGGTTTCAATCCCATAATCTCTCTATATTTAATAAGGCTTTCCACAAGTTTTTCTTTGTCTAGTCCACCTCTACCCATTAAAATTAATTTTAACACACCTTTTTTAAGGGTGTTTGGATTGTGTCCTCTTGCGGTGATAATTGAAAACACGGAACCGTTATTAATCGCCTCAACAAAATCTGACCAAGGACCTCTAACTAATGGTGCGGTTTCTATATCCTTCATAAATTTTGAGTCACCAGCGGTTCTAAAATATTTAAACGGATCTTTACCAAATCCGACAATAGTTTTTCCTTCATACTCAAAAGGAGTATTTCCAATTTCAGTTCTATATTCTGCAAAATCTTCTGTTGACATACCAACCTCATCTCCGTCCTCACTCATTAAAATAATTTGAGTCGGCATTTTCATCAGGTTATCGTCCCAATCAAACGCATAATATTTTAAACCGTATTTTTTTTCCTCAACTTCATTAATCATCTCATTAATGATTTGTCTTGTTAAAACACTATAATTCATATTAATAAATATTAGACAAATAAAAAAAGGGAGAATTTATCTCCCTTTTCTTTGATTTTTCTTTTATTAGATATTATCAAACGATGCCCCTGTTGGAGTGATATAGAATGTTATGTCCACAAATTCTAGTGATTTTGTTGGCTTAATATAAATCTTACCTGTCAATTGATTTCTGTCTAAGTCGGCAGTATCACTTGAAACTGTCACACGGAAATCATATAAACCTCTATCTCTTCTGATTGCATCTAAAATTGGATTAACCGCATTTAAGAAATCTTGTCTTACTTGTTCGTCGTTTTGATCAAATAACAATCTCACAGAAACTGCAGAAATCAATTTACGAGCTTGTAATAACAATCTTCTAACATTGATTCTATCAAGTGCGGATTCTCTAACTTGTAAAGTTTTGTTACCCCAAATTACAGTACCGACATCAGAGAAGGTTGCGATTGGGTTAATTCTACCTATATATAAAGTATCTCTGTCTTCTTGAGTCAACTTCTTACGAGCTTTAACCGAATTTACAATACCACGTGTGTAACCCGCCGCTGCGAACCAAGGGAATGCGATATTATCTGTCAACGCCAAGTTTCTTGTTACCTCTGCAGTTGCAGGAATATAGATTTGAGTGTTATTAACAGTATCACGAGTTAATACCCAAGGGTAGTAAGTTGCGGTGTAGTTAGAGTCAATACCTGCAGTGTCCAAATTATCAACCGCTTCAGTAGGATAGATTAATCCATCTTGTCCGGTTGTTGTTGGTAAGAATAAGTTGTAATCAGGTGTTGTTGTGATATATAATGAATCAGCTCTTTCAAACTCAATCATTTCAATTGTATCACCAACCAAATCAGAGTTATTTACATAATCAATACCAGGAGTTACAAACACATTGATGTTAACCGCTTCAGGATTCGCAAATGTTCTAATACCCAATAAGTATGCGTAGTAGTCAGTGTTTGCCCAATTTCTTGTTCCGTCACCGATAGAAATTTGTTTGAACGCTCCCCATCCTGATGCGGTTGGGTATCTGTCCGTAGGACAAGAACCATTTAAGAATCCTGTTCTACCTAATACATATCTATCACTGTTTGTTCTATGTTCTCTATAGATATCCCATCCGTCAAATCCTCCTTGAACAAACAAAGTGAATTTTCTTGAGAACAATCTGTAGTATGGACTTGTTTCATTTGTTGGTTCTGAAGCAAATGGTGCATCACCAACATAGAATCTTGGTGTTCCACTTGTTGAGAACGCACTTCCGATAGTAATTCCACTAGCGTTTTTATCCATATGGAATCCTCTCGTTCTGTAAGACCATTCTCCACCTTCAATATCACAAGTTGAGATTGGGTTTCTTTTTCCAACATACTCAAAGAAATCTGGATCGTAACTCCAGAAGTTAGACATACCTAAATATGTTCTTCTAATGTTATCACCACCTGTTGTTGTTGCATTATCTCCTCCTGTTGGTAAACCAAATGGTGGGTTGTAAATAACTTCTCCAGGGAAATCGTATTTAGTTTTAAAGATTGGGAATGGTGATCTAGCTCCTGAATATTCTCTGAAATTGAATCCTTCAAAACCACAAGGTAGGGAATCAATAGGAGCGTCTTCATTTAACTCAATCATAATGTATTTAGAATTCAATTCGTATTCACCATCTAAAGTTCCGATTTTTTTAGCAATAAAATTATTTTGACTTGGATCCATTGAACAATTAGTGAATTTCTCAATAACTGTTGGTGTAGAATCTGTATCGTAGTAATCTCTAACTAATACTGTAAATGTTTGGTTAGCAAATGAAATATCTGTAATTGAAAGTTTAACACTTGTGTTTGCATCGTTACCGTCAGCAATTGTGTAGAACTTAAATAAGTTGTATACTTTACTACCTCTTACTTCAGACACAACCCAAGGAGAACTTGGTGATTGATATCTATCCAAGTACCAACCAATAGATGTTGAACTTTGACTTTGAGCAGAATCAAGTGAAACTAATTGAGAATTTAATCCTCTAATATATCCTTGTCTGTATCCATAATTTAATAATGATTGGAATCTTTCTTCCACCATTAATGGAACTGTTGTTCTTGGTTTACCGAAGTTACTTGAACCAAATACTTTAGACACATATTTTGCATCTGATATACTCATAGATGTCTCAAATGAGAACGATTCTCCTTGATAGTTAGTTACATTAACAACAAATGGTAAATATGGATTACTTGATACGCCAGAATAAGGTCCTGTCATATCAAGAGTTACATCAGTAATTCCTGTTACTTCCCAAGTTGGGTTATTTCCATCAACATAATAAGAGATACCTCTAGATCTTAATGTTGTTACAACCAAATCGTCATAATCTGTAAATGAGTTACCTGTGTATAAATAAACTCTACCAACTACATCGCCTGAATAACAAGTTGTGATTTCACCAACATTTTGATTACCACCTGTGTCACCCGGACAAACCGCACAAGGATTAAATTCATAAACATTAACCGTCCAATTAGCAGTCACCGAACCATCACCCGATGTTAAAACATATTCAAGAGTACCCGCCGAGAAATTAACAGTCGTCGCGTCACTAACTTGAGTGATGCCACCTACAGTTACACCAGTAGTACACGCACTAAATGTAGGTGTTAATGCCGATAAATCCCCTGTAAACCCTGATGGTAAACAAACACTTATCACATTTGTGTTATAGTTAATACTTGCCGATGTACCACTAATTGAATAATCATAGAAAGATGCACAGTTAGACGATGTTGTTGTTTGAGTTACCCCCGTAACATAAGAATAAAACGAATATCCTGTGTAATTTCCGTTTCCTGTATTATCAAATAATGCGTAATACCAAGAATCATTTAAAGGTGATGTTAAATCAGTTTGACCTAAATCAACTGAAGGTACATCAAATCTATTGTTTTGTGTCCCCGCCGAGAATGTTGGGTTTGTAAATCCTGAATAATCATCCGGATCAATTGAACCAAAATAATCAATTGTTAATCCTGTTGATGGATTATCTGAAGTTAAGATACTAAAAATAGTATTAGTGATATCACTATCTATTGATGAGGTTCCCCCATCAAATTGTCTGTATTGTTCCGTTAAGATAGTTTGTATAACCGGAGGGAAATTACTTAAGAAATTAATTGAACTATCCGAATTATCACACCCACTAAAAGGAACGGTGAAATCAATTGTATGTGCTGAAGTACATTCAAAAACACAATCAACCGTTACCCCACTTGCACAATCAAACCCAATAGTAGTCGGGTCAACATTTGCAACGGTTACTACTGACCAAGATGGGCCCGCATCGTAACCCGACAATCCAAGGACTCTTGTTACAAATAATTGATTTGATTGTTGTAAATACGCCTTCGCAATGTATGCCGCCTCATATTTAGGGATTTGAGTATTTACGAATTTTTCAGGAGAAGTACCACCGAAATATGTTGTGAATTCATCAAAGTTTCTAATGAATATCGGCTCAAATGCGGGACCTTTTAATGTCTCACCCGCAATACCCAGCGTGGTTACACCCACACTTTGAGCAACGAAACTCAAATCAACTTCTGAAGTATATACACCTGGTGATACAAATACTTTACTGTTAGTTGCCATTTTGTTTTTTTTTGTTTATAGATTTATTTTTATATATAAATATTGGTGATTTTAGCAAAAACTTTACTTCTAATAAAGTATTTATATTTTGGTGAGATTTTATTCTACCTTTATTCTACCTATGAAAGAAGAACCTAAAAAAATAAAGAATCTGAAGATTTCTGTTGAGTCACACGATATACTAAAGAAGTATTGTGATAAGCGTGGGATTAAAATGTATAGGTTTTTAGAAAACCTAATCATTGAGAAGTGTAAAGAAAAAAAAGATATCTACGGGGAATAGTTATAAATAGGTTTGACTAAACTCTAATCTACCTTCCTCTGACGGATTTGTTTTAATAACTGATGTGGTTAATATATCGTTAGTATTAATTTGAATTTCATCCAAACCGTCTCCATAATAATCTCCATTCACATATACACTAAAACTATCAACATTATAAGTGTTAGTTAAATGTAAGTTTACTGTGTATTCAAATGTTTGAGTCGAATCAAGAACTCCATCGGGATATGTTGTAACATATGTTGAAGGTGGAATTGGTTCTTCTTTTTTCGGTTTTCGTTTTTTTGTTTGAGTATCAACCTCATACATTTGAAATATTCTTGTAACCGCTGGTTGAACCTCAAACTCTTCTTCGTCAATAAGGAATCCTAACATAGTGAATGAATACTTTTGTATATAAACTTTTCTTTTCTCAAGATCTAAAACTGATTCATCGGTAATTTCATCATTAACTATTGGAATGTAATGTCCTTTAATATTTTGATACGCTTGTCTTGATGAAAACTTTTCAAGAACAATTTGATTGAACTTATTTAGTTCCCTCATTCTATTACAAATAATTGCAACGGTATATTTTATGTCAACAGGTACTGGTTGTGGAATTTTATAAATGTCCATACCGTGTCTTTGTCCATCCCAAGTAGGGACTTGAGCGTAATAATATTGTCTTCTATTTGGAATGTTATATCTTAATGCAGGGTTTGATCCGTATTTTACTTCAGGAGTTCTAATAACCGTAATGAATGGGGGTTCGGCGTTTTTATCTATGTTTTGGAAATTCCAAGTTTCAACAAACTGACTCCAATTTTGAGTGGAAATTAAAATGTCCACCATAGGAACTATTTTACCTTCAACGACACATTTTAATTCGTCTTTAACAAAATCTAAAAAACCTCTATCCAGATCGGCATGCAATAACGATTTCGGTAAATAAGTCCCATCTCTCTCAATCATTTCCTTAAGTTCCTCCCTTCTTGGGTATAAGGTTTTAGATTGAGTTAGTGGTAATGTTTTTTTTATTTTTTTTGGTAATCCCATAATTATAATCCTCTAAATTCGTTTGGTCCGACAGGTGATGCACTAATAGTGCGATAAAATGGTTTATATCCGGCATATGTATGTTTATTATCAGAAACAACACGACCATCATTATTAACTGTATAATATCTAACAACAGTTTCACTTTCGTAATAACCAATATAATCACCAAAATTTATGTCAATTTCTAAATCTTCTAAAGTTTTTTGATATACAGAAACTCTAATATTACCAGGTTCCATCTGATCAATTCTTGTAGAACCCATCATTTTGTTTTCAGGTGCCGATACTTGAATATATGCATTAAACTCAACGGGGGGTAAAAATTTAACTCCATCCTCAACAGTTTCACCATACACATCGTCAGTTTTTGTTTTATATCTATCAACACGATAAAGAACGCAAGTAAAGTTCATATCACCAACTAACCATTCCTCACCTAGTGAAATATCCAGGGAGTAATCATTCTCTCCAAAAAATTTACCCAATCTCGTAATTGGCACTTTATTTGACATAAAAAACTGTTTTATTGATAAATATCTATATATTGATTATTATTATAAAAAACTAATTAGTTTGGAAATTGTATCAAAAACCATAGAACAAAAGGCATTAGAAATACTTGATGTTTATTCAGGTGCGAATAACTATATCATATTATTAAAAACTAAAAAAGAGAAGAGTAAGAAATTTTATCCCACTAGAACCCAATCTGATTACATAAACACTTATCACGATGTCAAACCAAAGGTTGCTCGTAAATGGGTTGATTTAGACACATACTTTGCGAAAAAATTTGCTGAAGAAAAATATCTATTAGAAGTTCCTGAAAAAATTTATGTGGAAAAACTTTTGGTTGAAAAAGAAAAGTCATATCATATTTGGGGTAAATTCTTTGAGAAGGATGAATTAACTGAACTTTGGGTTCCCAAATCAGCATTAATAAAAACACACACTATTGAGAAGGTTGATATTGATTACAGTAAATACGATCACCGCCCACCACTTACACACCAAAAAGAAGCAATTGAGAAATTAGTTGGTTCCAAAAGATTTATTCTTGCGGACGATATGGGACTCGGGAAAGCCATGATCACTTCTTCAAAAATTTATACCCCAAATGGTGTTAAAAAAATGGGCGAATTATTTATCGGAGATAGTGTTATTGGTAGTAATGGTAAACCCTGTACTGTTACAGGTATTTTTCCTCAAGGAAAAAAAGAGTTATATAAAATAACTTTTAATGATGGTTTTTATACATTATGTTGTAACGAACATTTGTGGTCAGTTTCTTCACCAAATTATGGTAAAAATAGAAAAAATAACAGAATAAAAAAATCATTAGTTTTATCCACAAAACAAATGTTTGAGGGAGGTAAAATTACAATAAAAGGTGTGGGAGTCAATTCAACTAAAGATTATGAAATAGAAACTTATTATAAATCATCAAATGGTAATAATAAATGGCAAATTCCGATTGTTAAACCCATCCAATTTAATAATAATGATTCGTTACCTATTGATCCATATCTTTTAGGATTATCTTTAGGTGATGGTCATTTTACTAAAACAAGTGTGAAATTTGGGGTTCATAATGACGATTACGACGAATTATTGGGGGAATTCAATTTAATTGAAAACACTCCGTATAAAAATGTTAGGATAGGTTACATTAACTTAAAAGAATCTATCACCAAATTAAAATTACAAGATTCCCGTTCACATAATAAATTTATTCCTGAAATATACAAATATTCATCAATCAAAAATAGATTATCAATTTTACAAGGGTTAATGGATACGGATGGTCATTGTATGTTAAGAAAAAATGGGAATTTTTGTGGAACTGAATTTTCAACTATTTCTGAAAAACTGTGTGATGATGTTGCCGAAATTGTACATACTTTAGGTGGTATTTGTAGAAAAAAATCAAGAAAAAGTTATTATAAAAAAAATGGAGTTAAGGTTGAATGTAATATCTCATATAGGTTAAATATTAAATTACCTTCAGGTATGAATCCGTTCCGATTAAAAAGAAAGTCGGAAAGATATATTGAACCAAAGAAATACCCAACCGGTAGATACATTAAAAACATTGAAAAATTTGGTGAAGATGAATGTGTCTGTATATCGGTAGATTCTCCCGATAAATTATATGTTGTTGAGTACGGTATTGTAACACATAATACAACATCAACAATTATTGCGGCGTTAGAGACAGGTGTAAAGAAAATCTTAATTATTTGTCCAGCATCTTTAAAAATTAATTGGCAACGAGAAATTGAGAATTATACCGACCGTAGCGTGTATATTTCTGAAGGTAAAAAGTTTTCAACTGAAGATGATTTTGTAATCGTTAATTATGATATTCTAAAAAACTTTCACGATGCTGACCCAAAGAAACGAGATTCATCATTATTATTACAAAGTAATTTTGATTTGGTTATATTAGATGAGGCACATATGATATCTAATGCTCAAGCCCAACGAACAAAAATTATTAACTCATTTGTTAAAGATATTAAAAGAGTATGGTTATTAACGGGAACACCAATGACATCTCGTCCTATGAATTATTATAATCTTTTAAACATTATTGAAAGTCCGGTCGCACAAAACTGGATGGCATTCGCGATAAGATATTGTCAAGGTTATCAATTTATGGCAGGTAAAAGAAAAGTGTGGAATGTTCAGGGGGCATCAAACCTTGAGGAGTTAAGGGATAGAACTTCAAAACAAACATTAAGAAGATTAAAAACTGAAGTTTTAGATTTACCTGACAAAATTATTTCCCCAGTTTATTTAAGATTGTCATCAAGAGATTATGAAGAAATGATGGGAGAATATTATGATTGGTATGAGAACAAAACCGACGAATCTTCATCATTGACAGTTCAGTTTAGTAAGTTAATGAAAGTTAGAAAAATCATTGCT